AGGTATTTTCCAAAATCCATAGAATCGAGTCGGAGCACCGGTGGCTCCGGGGGAAGCGGATTCAGGGCATTGCCGACCCGGCCATCTGGGACGGGGAAACCGGGGAGAGCATCGCCCAGACCGCCGCAAGGCATCAGGTGTATTTTCGACCCGCCGACCACAAGCGGCTGCCCGGCTGGATGCAGGTCCACTACCGGCTGAGCATGGATGAGAGGGGCTACGCCATGCTCTACGTCTTCAAAAACTGCCGGGCTTTCATCCGTACCATTCCCCTGCTCCAGTACGACCGGACAAGCCCCGAGGATCTGGACACCGACGGAGAGGATCATGTGGCCGACGAAGTGCGCTACTTCTGCATGTCCCGGCCCATTAAGCCCAGGGTAAAGCCCGCCGGGGACGCCTATGACAGGTCTCCTCTGAAGCTCTTCCTGGATATTCCCAAGGAACAAATTACTGCGGCCCCCAAAAGGCCGGGAATGGAGATCATCAATGAATAAAGAAGAAAAATTGGAACCGGCGGTGGGCGCGGCGGAGGTTCGGCGGGCCCAGATGATTCTGAACCGCTACAAGGAGGGCAAGGCCAATCTGGAGCGCCGGGTGGTGGACAACGAGCAGTGGTACAAGCTGCGCCACTGGGAATGCATGCGGGGCCATGGGAAAAGCCAGGTAGAGCCCGCGTCCGCCTGGCTGTTCAACGCCATCGCCAGCAAGCACGCCGACGTGATGGACAATTTCCCCAGCCCCAACGTGCTGCCCCGGGAGGAGGGGGACCGGGCGGAGGCAAAGCTGCTTAGCGCCATCCTCCCCGTGATTTTGGAGCAGGGGGAATTTGAGCAGGTATACGACGAGGTGAATGACTACAAGCTCAAGGCCGGCACCGGCATCTACGGCGTGTTCTGGGATGCCAGCGCCTGCGGCGGGTTGGGGGATGTGGCCGTGCGGAAGGTGGACATTCTGAACCTCTTCTGGGAGAGCGGCATCACGGACATTCAGCGCTCCGCCAACGTCTTCCATGTGGAGCTCCAAAGCAACGAGGCGCTGGCGGCCCAGTACCCCCATCTGAAATTCGCCGGGCCCCCCGCCGAGGAGGTGGGCAGCAAATACCTCTACGACGACCGGGTGGACACCACCGACAAGTCCGCCGTGGTGGACTGGTACTACAAGCGCCAGGTCGGGGGGCGGACGGTGCTCCACTACTGCAAGTATGTGGGCGACCAGGTGCTCTTCGCCACGGAGAATGAGCCGGAATACGCCCAGCGGGGATGGTATGACCATGGGCTGTATCCCTTCGTCTTTGACCCGCTGTTCCGCACGGCGGGCACCCCCTGCGGCTTCGGCTACATCGATGTGGCCAAAAGCGCCCAGGAGTACATCGACCGGGGCAACCAGGCCATCCTCATGAATCTGCTGGTCAACGCCCGGCCCCGGCACTTCATCCGCAGCGACGGCAGCGTCAACGAGGAGGAGTACGGCGACCTGACAAGGGACTTTGTCCACGTGGAAGGCGGGCTGGGCCAGGACAGCATCCTGCCCATCCAGAGCACCGGGCTCAGCGAGGTGTATTTATCGGTGCTCAACCAGAAGGTGGACGAGCTCAAGGAGGTCACCGGCAACCGGGACATTTCCACCGGCGGCACCTCCAGCGGCGTCACCGCCGCCTCCGCCATCGCCGCCATGCAGGAGGCGGGAAGCAAGCTCAGCCGGGACAGCAACAAGGCGGCCTACCGGGCCTTCCGGAAGGTGTGCCTGATGATCATCGAGCTGATTCGCCAGTTCTACACCCTGCCCCGGTGCTTCCGGATTATGGGGGAGCAGGGCACCCAGGAGTTCATCCAGTATTCCAATGCCGGACTGCTCCCCCAGGATCAGGGCAGCCAGATGGGGGTAGCTCTGGGCAGCCGGGTACCCCTGTTCGACATCAGCGTCTCGGCCCAGAAGCAGAGCGCCTATTCCCGGATGAGCCAGAACGAGATGGCCCTGCAATTCTACTCCGCCGGGTTCTTCGACCCCCGGAACGCCCAGCAGGCCCTGATCTGCATGGACATGATGGACTTTGACCGGAAGGACATGGTGATGCAGCAGATTGCCCGGAACGGCCAGCAGTACCGGCAGGCCTTAGCGGCCCTGGAACAGGAGCAGCCGGAGGAGAGGGAAGAGCGGCGGCCCGATCAGAAAAAGGCGGCCCTTCCCAAGCAGAAGCAGGAGCACTATGCCGCCCGGAAGGCCCGGCAGCGGGTGGCGGAGTCCACGTCACCGGTGTAAACTGTCAAAAATCCCCTTTGGGGCTTTTTGACAAAAGGGTTGCAGTCTGCTTAGCGCACAACTCGCACACGCAGCCTGAGATGTATTTTCGTCCAGGTACACGCCCTGGCCGAAAATGATTCAATTTTATTCGCCGCAGCGGCGAACTCTGCGAGGCTTTTTTGACACGGTGGATGAAATGTGCTTTGCACGTGAAAAGGAGGAACGGGAATGGTTGAGGCAAAATTTTACCGGGGTGGAGAGGGCAGCCTGCACATGGTGCTCTCCGGCCACGCCGGGGCGGGCCCCAAGGGACAGGATTTGGTGTGCGCCGGGGTCAGCGCCCTGGCCTGCACCCTGGGCCGGGCGGTGGAGCGGCTGTACGAGCAGGGGATGCTCCGGCGGGTACCCAGGGTGGAGCTTTACGAGGGGGGTGCGGAGGTAATCGCCGTGCCCAAGAAGCCCTATGCCCGGGAGGGGGCCATGGTATTCTGGACGGTGCAGAACGGCATCGCCGAGCTGGCCCAGAGCTTCCCGGAAAACGTGGGACTGAGGGAGACACTGCGGCTGTGAATTAGAAATTAGGAGGATGACAGGGTTTCCCCTGCACCCGTAGGGGCAGCTATTAGCTGCCCGCCAGGTTGTGGCTTTATGCCATTCCTCGTTGGCCGCACTGGTGCGGGAGCACCCCAAAGGCTCCCCTTACACTTCGGGAGCCTTTGCTCAAAAACCGTTACCTGGTTCCATTCAACGGGGTACACAAAAACCATTACCAAGCGGCGGGGGCATGACCCCGCCCTACGGTGAGAGTCAAAAAAATTTTACAAAAGGAGGAAAATATGGAGCAAATGTGGTTACAGCGCTTTGCGGAGGGGACTGCGGAGGGCGCAGCGGAAGCGGGGGGCGGAGAGGCCGCTCCGGCGGAGGGGACTGACGGCCTGGTGGAGCAGCAGGCGGATGAGGTTCAGACCCAGCCGGAGCAGCGGGAGAATTCCCTGACCCGGGAGCACTGGCAGCAGGTGGAGCGAATCTACTCTGGGCTGTTGGAGCAGGCGGAGGAGCTGAAGCAGCTGTTCCCCGACTTCGACATCCGGCGGGAGCTGGAGGACAGCCGGTTTGCCGGGATGCTGCTGGCCGGGGTGGACATGGGCAGCGCCTACCAGGCCCTCCATGCGGGCCAGATTCTCCCGGCGGCCATGGAGTACGCCGCCCGGCGGGTAGAGGCGGGAATTGCCGCTTCCCTGGGCACCGGAGGCCGGCCCGGGGAGAACGGCCTGGGGGGCGGCGGAGCAGTCCTGGTGGGCCGGAACGTCACACACCTGTCCCGGCAGGACTACGCCAAGGTCTGTCGGATGGTGGAAAGGGGGGAACGGGTGAGCTTTGGCTGAGGCGGCGAGTCGCCGCTGACAATACGCACAGGGCTAGTCTGTTATCGCTTTTTCCCTAACCCGCCCGGTGACGATTTTGCGTCAAACCAAATCCGAAAGCTTCCTCTCTCTTCCCAAGTGCGGCCAGAGGATTCTTAAGGGGGTGGTGCTCCCCGCAGCGAATTAGAATTTCAATGATTGCCAGTGGCAATCATACCATAGTTCATCGGCTTTGGCGTGCGGGAGCACGACACTCAGCGCCCCTTAAGTCGGCTTCTTTGCTTCCTTTCTTGCCGAAACAAGAAATGAAGGCCCCCGGCAGGGGCAGGGGTGAACTTCAGCGCCGCTGAAACCCAAACCATTGGGGAATACCTTTCCACATTGGACTTTAAGAGCATTTTAGTGCCTGCTGTACACTCCCCCAGTCAGCTTCGCTGACAGCCCCCTTACACAGAGGGGCCTTCCTCAGAAGCCGTCATGCTTTACCGCTCAACGGAACGCTCAGGCGCTTTACCTGGCGGGAGGCAGATTGCCTCCCCTACTGGATGCGGGAAAACGGGAGGCAGGTTGCCTCCCCCACAGAAAAAATCTACAACAATTAAAAAGGAGAAAACAGTATGGAAATGAATTTGCAGTATTTCGCACAGAACGTGAACGTGACCACGGACGCCGGGCTTTCCGTGGAGAACAAGACCTTTTATGACCGGGCGCTGCTGGAGGAGGCCAGCCCCAATCTGATTCACATGCAGTTCGGCCAGAAGCGGCCCATCCCCAAGAACGGGGGCAAGCGCATCCAGTTCCGCCGCTACGCCGCCCTGCCCAAGGCCACCCAGCCCCTCACCGAGGGCGTGACTCCCGACGGTCGGAAGATGACCGCCGCCGCCGTGGAGGCGGAGGTGCGTCAGTACGGCGACTATGTGTGCCTGTCCGACGTGCTGGATTTGACCGCCATCGACAATAACGTTTTGGAGGCCACCCGGGCGGTGGGCCATCAGGCGGGACTGACCCTGGACACCATCACCCGCAATGTCCTGCAGTCCGGCACCAACGTGTACTACTGTCCCAAGGTGGCGGCCAACGGCACGGTCACTGCCGTCACCGACCGCTCCGGCCTGGACAAGACCTGCGTGCTCACCGTAGACGTGGTGAAGAAGGTGGCGGCCATGCTCAAGGCCAGCAACGCCCCCAAGTTCGGCGGGGACTATGTGTGCATCCTCCACCCCTATGTGGCCTACGACATCATGTCCGACCCCCGCTGGGAGCAGATGCACCAGTATTGCAAGCCCGAGAACCAGTTTGAAGGAGAGATCGGCCGGATTGCCGGCGTCCGCTTCGTGGAGACCTCCGAGGCGGCGGTGTACACCGGCACGGACAACGACTGTCCTGACGGCCTGGCGGTATTTGGGTGCCTGTTCATCGCCAATGGGGCCTACGGCGTCACCGAGGTCACCGGCGGGGGCCTTCAGACCATCATCAAGCAGCTGGGCTCTGCCGGTACCGCCGACCCCCTGAACCAGCGCAGCACCGTGGGCTGGAAGGCCATGCAGACTGCGGAGATTTTGCAGCAGGCCTATCTGTACCGGGTGGAGTGCTGCAGCGCCTTCTCCCCCAACGCCAAGATGAACTGAGGTTAATGAAGGTGCTCCGCACTCGATAGACCCTACGGGTTCGATATGCGCTGCGGCGCAAGAGGGGCGGGAGGCTAATAGCCTCCCCTACCCCAAAAAATTCAAAAATCACGAAAAGGAGAAAAATCACATGGAAAACAAGCTGGTAAAAATCAAGATTCCTCTGACTAGGAATGACAAGGAGGACGTGTTCGTTGGCGTCAACGGCCACACCTGGCAGATCGCCCGTGGCGTGGAGGTGGAGCTACCCTGGTATGTGGTGAAGGTATTGCAGCGCCAGGAGAAGATGCTGGCCCAGGCCCTGGAATTTGAGGACATGGCCGCCCGGCCCCTGGAGCAGCTGGAAAAGAAGGACTGAGCCATGACGGCAATGGAAGCCATCGGGTGGGTGGACGAGAAAAAACACAACCTGTACTCCCTGGAGGATAAGCTCCTCTGGCTGGGCCAGGTGGAGAAGATGGCCGCCCAGCTGCGCCGCCGGTGCGGCCTGGAGGGGGAGAACACGCCCCTGGAGCCGGAGTCGGTGCTGAGCGTGCCGGAGGATACCCTGTATTTTCGCTACCTGGAGGCCCAGATCGACTACAGCAACCAGGAGTATCTGAAATACAACAACGCCATGAGCCTGTTCATGGAACAGTGGCAGGAGTACGCCAATTCCCTGCGCCGGGCCTCCCCCGGCGTGGGCAGACGGAATTTCTTTTAGGAGGGATGCCATGCGCTTTGTAAAACTGGCGGCCCCCACAAGCTACCGGGAGACCATCTCGGTATTCGGCGGCTTCAACGCCGCCACCCGGCCGAGGGCCGGGGAATTCGCCGCCATGGAGAATTTCTCCTCCGACCAGTATCCCCTGGCCGCCACCCGGCCCGGGCGGGGAGCATATGCCTCCCCAAAAAATCCCCAGGGACTCATCGCCCGGGACAGCCTGTGCTGGGTGGACGGGAGCAAATTCGTGATGAACGGCTACTGTGTGGAGATGAACCTTTCGGAGCGGGTGGAGGACTGCCCCAAGCGCCTGGTGAGCATGGGGGCCTATGTGGTCATTTTCCCGGACAAAAAGTACATCAACACCCTGAATCTGGAGGATTTCGGCAGCCTGGAGGGGTCGTACACCTCCTCCGGTGCCGTGACCCTCACCCCGGTGAACGTGCTGGGGGAGCCTATGCTGCCCACCTATATCCAGCCGGAGGAGCCGGGGGAACCGGAGAACAGGAGCCTCTGGCTGGACACCTCCCAGCAGCCTCCCGCCCTGGTTCAGTGGTCGGCTGGCTCCGGAATGTGGGTCAGCGTGGAGAGCACCTACGTCAGACTCGCCGCCCCAGGCATCGGCAAGGCCTTCCTGGTAGGAGACGGCGTTGAGATTGCCGGGGCCCCGGAGGCGGTGGCCTCCCAGGGGGTGATTGCCCTGACAGGGGAGGATTTCCTGGTAGTTCCCGGGCTGCTGGAAAAGCAGATTACCACGGAAAACCCCATCACCATCAGCCGCCGCCTGCCGGTGATGGACTACGTGATCGAGTGCGGCAACCGGCTCTGGGGCTGCCGCTACGGCCCCAACCGGGCGGGGCAGATTGTCAACGAAATCTACGCCAGCAAGCTGGGGGATTTCAAGAACTGGAGCTGCTTCCAGGGCACCAGCACTGACAGCTACATCATGAGCCTGGGCTCGGACGGCCCCTTCACCGGGGCTATCACGCATCTGGGCTATCCCCTGTTCTTCCGGGAGAACTGCCTGCACAAAATCTACGGCAATTACCCCGCCAATTTCCGGCTGCAAACCACTTCCTGCCGGGGAGTTCAGAAGGGCAGCGGGGAGAGCCTGGCCATCGTGGGGGAGACCCTGTATTACAAATCCACCGCCGGGGTCTGTGCCTACGACGGGGCCCTGCCGGTGGAGGTATCCCAGGCCCTGGGAGAGCAGGCCTACCACAACGCCGTGGCGGGAGCCCTCCGGGGAAAATACTACATTTCCATGCTGGATGCGGATGAGCGGCCCCACCTGTTCGTCTATGACACCTTCCGCTCCCTCTGGCACCGGGAGGACGCTGCCCGGGCCAGGTGCTTCTGCCCCTGCCGGGACGAGCTGTACTTTCTGGATGATGCCGGAATCATCTGGGGTGTGTTGGGCCGGGGGGGGCCGGAGCAGAAGCTACCCTGGATGCTGGAAACGGGGGATCTGGCCCTGGAGTTTCCGGACAGCAAATACCTGTCCCGGCTGAGCCTGCGGTTGTCCCTGGCCCCGGGGGCACGGATGCAGGTCTCCCTCCGGTATGACGAGGAGCCGGTGTGGCACCCCATGGCCGTCCTCCAGGGAACCGCCCTGGGCACGGTGACGGTACCGGTGGTGGTACGGCGGTGCGACCATCTGCGGCTGCGCCTGGAAGGCGTCGGAGAAATGCGGCTGTATGACCTGACAAAAACCATTCAGCAAGGGAGTGATTTGTTTTGACGGGGGTGGAGATTCGCCTGCCGGAGCTTTCCGGCGGCACCGAGGCAGAGCAGCTGCGCCGGATACAGAATTATCTGTTCACCCTGGCCCAGCAGCTGCAAATCGCCTTTGACAGTCTTTCCCAGCAGAGCAGTACTCCCGCCGCCCCCGCCGTCCCCACCGTCCCCACCGCTGGGGTCAAAAACCAGGCCCAGACCGTGAATTTTTCCGCCATCAAGGCCCTGATTATCAAAAGCGCCGACTTGACCCAACACTTCCAGCAGGAGGTGGAGAGAAATCTGCGGGGAAGATATGTGGCCCAGTCCCAGTTCGGCACCTTCCAGCAGGAGACAGAGCAGCGGTTCACCGCCAATTCCCAGGAGCTGACCCAAAAATTTTCCAACGTACAGCAATTGGAGACGGCGGTGGAGGGGCTGCAATCGGCGATGCTGGAGGTGAATGCCAGCATCCGCACAGGGCTGCTGGGGGAGGAAGAGGGCAGAAGCGTCTACGGCGTGGAGATCGGCCAGCAGACTTGGGAGAACGGGGTCATCCAATTTCAGAAATTCGCCCGGCTCACCGCCGAGAAGCTGTCCTTCTATGACTGCAATGACATCGAGGTGGCCTATGTCAGCGACCGGCGGCTCCATGTCACCGCTGCGGCAGTGCGGGAAATTACAGCGGACAGCCTGACGGTCCGGCTCCTGCGGCTGGGGGAATACAGCCTGGAGCTGGGAAAGGATGGACATTTGAGCATCCGCTAAGCGGGCGGCGAGTCGCACGGGGCTTGGGGTGAGATATTGTGGCTGTGCGTTGAATGGCAGCGGGTAAAGGCCTCTGAGAAAGGCTCCCCTGTGCAAGGGGAGCTGTCACGGCCTAAGCCGTGACTGAGGGACTGTACAGCAGGCACGAAACCGCTCTTGAAGTCCAATGTGGATCGGTATTCCCTTTTCGCCCAACTGCATGCAAATTCGTAATATTTCACTGCACAGTCCCCCAGTCAGCTTCGCTGACAGCCCCCCTTACACAGGGGGCCTTCCTCAAAAGCCTTTCCCTGGTTCCGCTCAACGGAACGCTCAAAGCCCAACACCACTCACTCAAAAAAATGCCGCTGGAAGGCGGCGGAATGGAGATGAATATGACGCAGAAGAAAGAATACACCGCCTCCCAGAAGGTGCAGCAGGCCCTCTCGGCGGTGGAGGAGCATGGAAGCAGGAAGCCCGAGACCTTCAGCTCCGCCTATGATGATCGCCTACAGCAGGTGATGGACCGAATCACAAACCAGGAGGATTTCCACTACAATCTGGCGGGGGACGCCCTGTACCGGCAGTACCGGAACCAGGCGGTGCAGCAGGGCCGCCTGGCCATGGAGGATACCCTGGGCCGGGCCGCCGCCCTCACCGGGGGCTATGGCAATTCCTACGCCAATACGGTGGGGCAGCAGGCCTACCACCGGGAGCTGAGCAGCCTGGCGGATCGGATTCCGGAGCTTTACAACCTGGCCATGGGCCAGTACCAGCTCCAGAGTCAGACCTTGCAGCAGAAATACGACCTGCTCTCCGGGGCAAAGCAGCAGGAATACCGGCAGTATCAGGACGGCCTGTCCGCCTGGCAGAAGGAGGCGGAGCAGCTCTGGCAGCGCTACACCGATGAGCGGGATACCGACTACCACGCCTACCGGGACGAGGTGGCCGACTGGAAGTGGCAGCAGGAGTATGATGAAGACCGCCGCCGCTACGACCAGAAATGGGAGGCGGAGCATCCCCAGGTCACCGGCGGCAGCAATAATACTGTTTACGTCTCCTCCAAGAAGCAGGAAAAAGAGGAGAAAAAGGGCATCTCCTGGAAGCCTCTGGCGGCAGTCCTGGGCGGTCTGCTGATGGGCAAGCGGCTCAGCGACCAGCTGTCCAAATAGGAATGGGGGGACTGGTTTGGCAACTACAGCAAGCACGGAGTTCAGGTGCGGGGGGTACATGGCCCGGGTGACGTACCAGGTGGAGGGGGATGTGGCGCAGAACCGGTCGGTGGTTCGCATTACCAGGGTGGAGCTCAAGGCCCTGGCCACCCTCCAGCCTACCACCATGGCCTTCCTGGGCTCCATTCGGGTAAACGGGGTGGAGGCCGTCACCATGACCATGGGCGATACCTATGCCTGCTCTGCCGCCGTCAGCAGCCAGGCTTTCGGCGGGGGCGGCGTGGACGGCCCCCACGGCGGCTGGGCCATCGGTTTCAAAACCAAAGACATGACGGCAGAGCACGGGGCCGACGGAAACGCCCGGATTACCATCTCCCTGGCAATCAGCCTGTACTTCTATGAGGCCGTCCGGGACAGCGTGGTGGGCTCGGGGACGGCGGACCTTCCCCAAATCCCCCGAACCTCCGCTCTGGAGGTCACGGGGGCGGCGTTGGGGCAGGAGCTGGTGATGGTTTTGACCCGGGCCTCGGCGGATTTTGAGGATACGATTACCTGGCGCTGCGGCACGGCCTCCGGCACCCTGGCGGAGCGGACGAAGGCGCAAGAGCTTCGCTGGACGCCTCCCCTGGAGCTTTCCTTCCAGGCTCCGGCGGATACCCGGGTCAAGGTGGTGCTGACGGTGACCACCTTCCTGGGGGAAACCCAGGCGGGGAGCCGGGACACGGAAATCCTCTGCCCCATTCCGGCAAGCGTGGCGCCAAGCCTGACGGTGACGGTGGAGGATCGGATGGGCTACGCCGCCGTCTACGGGGGCTTCATCCAGGGCCAGAGCCAGGCTAAGGTAACCACCCAGGCGGCGGGGGCCTACGGCTCCACCATCCGGAGCGTCAGCGTCAAATGCGGAAAGCTCACGGGCAGCGGGGAGCAGGTCGCCTTCGCCCTGGAGGACAGCGGCAGCGTGGGCATCACCGTGACGGTGACGGACAGCCGGGGCAGAACCGCCTCCCAAAATACCGCCGTCACCGTCCTGGCCTACAAAAAGCCCTGGGCCCTCATCCGGGAGGCGGTGCGCTGCGACGAAGGGGGGAACGTCCAGCCCGACGGGGCCTGGCTGAAGCTGGTCTTCGACGCCGGGGTCACGACTCTGACGGGCAACACCGCCCAGTACAAGGCAGTCCGCACCGTCCACGGCGGCGGATCTGCCCAGCAGGTGACCCTGACGGACTATGCCGGTCACTTCACCGTCACCGGGGGGCAGGTGATCCTTCCCGCCGGGGTGGACACGGGCTACGACTGTCAAATCCAGGTCCAGGACAGCTTCTGCACCGGCGGGAGCGATACCGTGCTGGTGAGTGTGGCTTTTGCCCTGCTGGATTTGTGCCGGGCCACCAGGGCCGTGGGCATCGGAATGCGGGCCAAGAAGCCGGGAGCTGTGAGCATCGGCTTGAATATGGACATGGACGAGCACCGTCTGAGCAATCTGGCCTCTCCGGAAAGCGAGGCGGACGCCGCTACCAAGGCCTATGTGGATGAATGTATCCGGCAGCTGCGGGAGCAGCTGAATCTGAATGAAGAATGAGGTGAATAAATGACAGCAATCACACTTTATTGCCGGGGCGGCATGGCGAGGGCCAGGGTGGAGGGGCCTGTCACGGCGGGGATGGTGGGCATTCCGGTCAGCGTGGAATGCGACGAGGCCTGGGAAGGACTGACAAAAACATTGAAGGTGCGCTGCGCCCAGGTGGTTCGCCAGGTGATTCTGGATGGAGAGAATCGGGCAACCCTCCCCTTCGAGTGTCTGGTGGGAGGGCAGAAGCTGGAATGCGGCCTGGACGGCTGGGATTCCGGGTGGAAGCTGCGAATCCCCACCAATTGGGCCTTCTGCAGCGTGGTGAAGCCCTCGGTGGCGGACGTTGAGGGGACGGAAGGAGCGGAGCCCACCCCGGGCATTACAGAGCAGCTGATGCTTCGGCTGGAAGCGGTGGAACGGGAGATTGCCGGTATCAAGAACGGGGTGTACAGCGGGGAATACCAGGTAACGCCAACTCCGGAGGGGTTTGTCCTGCCCACCGCCAAAAAGCTGATGGAGGACAACCTGACGGTGCGGAAGATACCGTATTTCGAGGTCAGCAATCCATCCGGCGGCAAAACGGTTTACATCGGGAAATCCGATGAAATATCAATTACGTAAAGGAGAAAAGAACATGGCAAACAGCAAAGTGGTCTTTGGTGAAGAAGTTCTGATGGATTTGACGGGCGATACCGTAGCGGCCGACAAGCTGCTGGCCGGCATTACCGCCCATGGAGCAGACGGTGAAGCGATTACCGGCACCTGTACGTTTGACGCAAATACCCAGGATGCGACTGCGGCAGCGGCGGAAATCCTGAGCGGCAAAACGGCATACAAAAAGGGTGCGAAAGTCACGGGCACCATGGTAAATAAAGGCGCTGTCAATCTGACGATTACAGCGAAGGCTGGAAAGGCAGCGATCCCCCAGGGATACCATAACGGCGGCGGCGGTGTGACGATTGACGCAGCGGAGCAGGCAAAAATCATTGCGGCCAATATCCGCAGCGGCGTTACGATCCTGGGCGTTGCGGGCACCATGAGCGGCACGGAGGGGGTAAAGGCGCAGTCCAAATCCGTTACCCCCGGCAAAACCGCTCAGAACGTCCTGCCTGATTCCAACTACAATTATCTGTCCCAGGTGACTGTTGCGGCCATCCCGTACACGGAAAGCGAGAATTCCGCAGGGGGAACAACGGTCACGATCGGCTGATAGGAGGTGGCCGATATGGCCTATAACAAGGTGATCTACGGGGGCAAAACCCTGATCGATTTATCCAGCGCAACTGCCACAGCGGACAAAATTCTGTCCGGGTACACGGCCTATGGGAAATCCGGGGCGAAGCTCACCGGCACGGCAAGTGCTGCAGGCGGAGCGCTGGTCGTTACCGCCCCGGCTGGGGTAACTGCCAGTGTGACAAAAGGCAGCAAGACCGAAACAAAGACCGTTGGTACCGGCGGCACAGCCACATTTCATGGGCTGGAAGCTGGCACCTGGGTTGTAAAAATCGTCAGAGGCAGCGAAACGGCAACAAAAAGCGTGATCATCAAGACCGATTATGCCGTGACGCTGACCTTCTCTACCATTCCGGCGTTCACCTATACCGGCAGTTTCCAGATTGTAGACGATAACGACAACCCCATTACCACGAGTTCAGGAAACTGGAAAATCCGGTTTTTAACATCCGGTACGCTGAAATTCACCGACCTGCGGGGGGCTGAAAACGGCATTGACGTATTCCTGGCTGGCGGCGGCGGGGGCGGCGCTGCTGCTGGTGCTGGCGGCCGTGATGCTACTTATTATCGCTATGGCTCCGGCGGGGGCGGCGGCGGATACATGAAAACGAGCAAAAATGTCAGTGTGTCCACATCATCGTCCTATACCATCACAGTTGGCGCAGGCGGCGCAGTGGGCAAGGACGGCGGCGCAACGACTGCCTTCGGCTCCACCGCAAACGGCGGCAAGGGCGCAACGAGTGCAAACGGCGGAAACGGTGGTTCCGGCGGCTCCGCCGGTACATGGGCCGTAGTCGCAGGCTCCGTGGGCGGCGAAGACGGAAGTAACGGTAATGTGACGGGTAATAACGCCAAGACCCCTGGCACGGGCATTGGAAGCACCACACGGGAATTTGGCGCTTCCGGCGCAAAGCGGTACTGTGCCGGCGGCGCATCCGGCGGCGGCAACGGCAACGGTGCTGACAATACGGGTACCCCGGCACACCAAGGCGCTGTTAACAGCTCTGGCGGCGGCGGATACGGCAATCCTGCCGGTCCCGCCAATACCGGAAGCGGAGGCGCTGGCGGCAGCGCAAACGGAGCTACTGTAGAGCAGGCTGGCGCTGGCGGTTCCGGAATCGTTATCATCCGTAACAAAAGGTAGGTGGATTGTATGGCAAAGACAATGGCGGTGCTGGATGACGGCACAGTGACCAATATGATCTGGTGCAGCGAAGCAGTGCCGGAGACGGACAGCCTGAAAGACCCGGCCGACCGGCCTGTTGGAATCGGGGATACCTATTCGGAGGGGAAATTTTACAGGGACGGCGCAGAAGTTTTGACGCCGCTGGAAGCAGCCCTGGCAGAGATCGCCACCCTGCGTCAGCAGATTGGTGATTTGGATGAAGCATATCGGGAAGGGGTGAACAGCCTGTGAATCAGGAAGAACGAAAGGAAATCATGTACCGGCAGGGACGGGCGCATGCCATAGATTTGCGGCAGAGGGCCGCTGCTCTGACCGGCACGGAGATCATTGACCGGGAAAAGGATGTGCCGGTGTTTGTGGCAGGGAAGAACTATACCGACTGGCCGGTGGGGTCGCCGGTGGCGGATGGCGGCCAGGTGTGGCAGCTGCTCCAGCCCTATGACAGCGCCGCCCACCCCGGGCAGCCTGCTGATCTGCGGGCGCTGTGGGGACTGTGCCACACCAAGAACCCGGCGATGGCAAAGCCCTGGGTTTCCCCCTATGGTACGTCCGGAATGTACATGACCGGGGAGTGCTACCGTGGGGCGGAGGGCACGGTGTACCGCTGCCTGGCGGATAATACGGTATACAACGCCGAAGATTATCCGCCGCTGTGGGAGGAGGTGCAATCATGACCACATTGCAGCAACAGCACCTGCTGGCCTACCTGGGCTATGACCCCGGTTATTTCGATGGCGTTGACGGCCCTAAAACCCAGGCGGCCCTCTCCCGGTTCCGGTCTGACTACGGGGTCGGAGCGGAGGGGCTGGTGGGCGCAGTGGCCGGGACGGTTCCCAAGCTGGACAGGCCGAAGCAGGAGGCTTCCGGAAGCTCCACGTTCTGGGCCAGAATCAAGTATTTTAAGCCGGACGAGCCGAACATCCGCTGCCCCTGCCCCCGGTGCGTGGGGAAGCGGGAAGACCCCACGGAAAAGCTGATGGCCGCCGCTGACAGCATCCGGGAGGAGCTTGGCCCCATGGTTCCAAGCTCCGTCCGGAGATGCCAGGCTCACAACGATGAACTCCCTAACAGCGCAAAGAACAGCCGGCACATCATCGGCAAGGCCATGGATTTTAACTGTCCGAAATCCAGTCCGGCGCAGATTGGAGCCTGCCTGGCCAGGAAGAAGAACGCTGGGGAAATCCGCTACTGGTATCGCATGAACAGCGGATGGTATCACTTTGATATTGACTGACTGCTGCAAGTTACCAGCAAGTTGTAAGCAAGTTGCTTTCAAGTTGTAATCAAGGAGGAAAAGAAAATGAAACTGGAACTGTTTTTCGCGACTTACTTCGCCGCCCTGTATGGCAACATCTTTGCCAGGGCGCTGCTGATTGCCATCTGCGCCGACATGGTCTTCGGCTCCCTGCGGGCGATTAAGTACCGCAAGTGGAACTCCGCCGTGGGCATCGACGGGGGCATCCGCAAGGTGGGGATGGCCGCTGCAGTGCTGATCCTGACCCTGGTGGACATGCTGCTGAACGTGAACCTGATCGGCTGGGTGGACGCCGAGGTATCCGCCGCCCTGTCCGCCGCCGGAATCGTGAAGCTGGGCATCACCGAGCTGTTTGCATTTCTATTTACGCTGTACGAGGCCACCAGCATCCTGAAAAATATGCTCCTGTGCGGTCTGCCCATCCCTGCAGGCCTCCGGGATAAGGCGGCCAAATGGCTAGAAAAAATGACGGAAGAAACCAATGCGCCGCTGGGCGGGTAGGAGAAATAGCTCCTGTGGGAGCCCCGGAGGGGAGCCTTTGGCTCAGGAAATCATCACCTGATTCCATTTACCCAAGTGCCCAGGAATCCAACTTTTATTAAAAGAGCGGCGGGATCGCCAATAACCATCCCGCCGCTCTTTTTTATCCCTATTCATGATCGCCGTTCATCTGCCTGCACCTCTCCCCTTACGGGGCAACCAGTGCAGATGCATAAAAATTCCCATGCCCGACCTGCTTCCATGAATCGTGGTGCCGATGTTCGGCATGGGAATTTATTCAGAGCTTCCCTAATAACCCTCATATCTTTTCCAGCAGCTCTTCCAGCTGGGAAAGGGCCTCAATCTCATAGTCCGCCGGGATGTCCTCCCGGGGAGCCGCATGGCCGGGGTTGACCCAGCAGGTCTTTATTCCTGCCCGGATGCCGCCGAGAATGTCGGAGGTCAGGCTGTCGCCCACCATCATGGCTTTTTTCGGGTGAAGCCGGGGATGCGGGCAAAGCAGGCGTCAAAATACTCCCGGCTGGGCTTGTTGTACCCCACCTGCTGGGAGACGAACACCTGCTCAAAATAAGGGTACAGCCCTGCGCTGGTGAGCCGGCTGTGCTGCACCGAGGCGGTGCCGTTGCTGGCCAGGAACAGCCGATATTTTTTGCTCAGGCGCTCCACCGCCTCCCGGGCCCCGGGGAGGAAAAAGTGGCCCGTCCCCAGATTCTTTTCATAGGCCCGGGTCACTGCTCTGGCCTCCACCGGGCGTCCCAGCTGCTCGAAGAGCACCCGGAACCGGCCCTCCAGGAC